AGTCAGATGAAGAAGCAGTAATCGAGCGCGCCAAGAACATAACAAGCGCAGACACAAAGCGGTTGCTCGAGATGATCTTTGAAGATCCATCGGCAAACGACAATTCGGAGCAAGAATGATCATTCCAGCGAGCGACAAGCAAGTGTCATACGTACGGGATCTAGTCTCAAAACGAGAGGTAGATCCAGACGAAGCGCTTGACGTCATCAATACCATTGACGCGGGACTGCTCGATAAGCGTCGAGCCAGCGAACTCATTGAAAGGTTCATAGGTCTGCCTCGTAAAAAGAACGCGGCACATAGCGAACTTGACGAGCTGCTCTCTCGAATTCCGAAGTCAAAGTACGCGGTTACTGCTATAGAGCTTTCAGCAGCGGACATAGACGAAAAGATAAAGGACGACTTGGTCTTCGTTGAGATCAAAGAATACCTAGGGCGCCGATACATTCGCCGCCTGTTCGGTTCGCCTGGTCAATTCAGCAGGAGCACCATCAGTGCCCCAATGATTAAGGCAATAGTCGAGACAATAGAGTATGATCCGTACAAATACGCGCGGTTATTTGGAGAGCACTACACGTGCTGCGGGTCGTGTGGAGCGCCGCTTACTGACAACAAGTCACGCGAGCTTATGCTTGGTCCAGAGTGCCGTAAAAAGTTTTCACTGTAAATAGATAGGAACGACATGACAAAATTTAGCGATACGGTAACCGAAATTGCAAATTGGCATTTTCGTCTTTCGCCAGTCAAGAAGCTAGTTCTCTACATCGTGATAGCTGTCGGTTTCATCGGCGCGTTTGTTACGCTCGACAGAAGCCACCAGAAGTACGCGTGCGACAACGATGGCCTTGCGGTTATCGTTGGCCACACTGATAACAACACACTCTGGGACATCGCAGAGAACCACTGTACGGGAAACATTCAGGCAGCGGTTGACAAGCTCGTCAACAAGTACGGTAATGACATTCAGCCAGGGCAGCTAATTACGCTACCGTAGCAACTCACTTTGGCGTCATAGTGTACAATAGTACATATGGGTAAAAGCGTCATGGAAAAGATTGCCATGCTCTCCGAAGAGGAGCGTGCGGCCGTACTCGATGGCGTTGACATGGATTCGTTGATCTGGGACTGGAAAGCCTGGGCTCGACCAGAGCAGTTGCCGCCTGACAACGATGATTGGTCTATCTGGCTATACCTAGCAGGTAGAGGTGCGGGTAAGACAAGGTCAGCCGCCGAGTGGGTACGCGATAGAGCCAAGGTAACAAACAAAGGCCAGCTTCGCTTCGCGCTCGTCGCTCGTACTGCCGCCGACGTCCGTGACGTCATCGTTGAAGGAGAGTCAGGTATCATCAACGTCTCGCCTCCGAGCGAGCGTCCGTTGTACGAACCGTCAAAACGCCGACTCACTTGGCCAAACGGAAACACTGCCACATGCTTTACGGCCGACGAACCGGACGGACTTCGAGGTCCGCAATTTCACTACGCTTGGGCAGACGAGATCGCGGCATGGCGCCAGTCACCAGATGCTGCGGGTATGACCTCTTGGGACAACCTCCGAGTGGGTACGCGACTCGGGTCATCGCCACAGATCATCTGTACCACGACTCCAAAACGCGTACCGGTCCTTTATAGCCTAATCGCAGAGTCCGAGCGCACAGGCAAGGTTCTAATATCTCGTGGTTCAACGATTGACAACGCCGGTAACTTGTCGAGCACGTATCTCGAAGCGATTACGGGCGTGTACGCAGGCACTAGGCTTGCGGCTCAGGAACTATACGGCGAAATGCTCTCTGATGTTGAAGGCGCGCTGTGGACCATCGAGCTCATAGACGCCAGCCGTGAAACAGCGTTTCCGATAGGCTCGCCGCTTCGAGTCGTTGGAGTAGACCCATCAGTGGCAGAAAATCCACGAGACGAGTGCGGGATCATTGTCTGCGCGTCTACTGGAGAGCGCGACCTTTACAGGCGCCATGCATGGGTGCTCGAAGATGCGTCAATACACGGATCGCCAGAACAATGGGCAAACAAGGTCGTTGACATGGCTCGTAAGTACTCGTGCCCAGTCGTTGCCGAAGTTAACCAAGGTGGAGCGCTCGTCACGAACGCCATACGGGCGATTGATCCACACGTTCGAGTACTCGAAGTACATTCAAAGTTTGGCAAAGCGTTGCGGGCAGAGCCTGTAACGCTAGCGTACGAGCAAAATCGCGTTCACCACATAAACTACCTCGCTGATCTCGAGTCCCAGATGTGTTCGTGGATCCCCGGCGAAGGTAAGTCGCCTGACAGAGTCGATGCGCTCGTCCACGCACTAACAGCGCTTCTAATTAAACCACCACCCGGTTTCGTTGGTGGTAAAATAACAGCCAAGTCTCCGTCAGCAAAGCGACTGCCCTCGTTCAGAGGTGGGCAGGGTGGATCTGGCCGAGGAGCAAGAATCATTAACCCTAGATAAGGATCGAGCAGTAAAATGAACGAAGAAATCGAGACAGAGGAAATCATCGCCGCGGACGCTGTTAGCGGGCTAGAGCCAGACGCGGTTGAAGCTGTGGCCGAGGCTCTTGTCGTTGAACCAGAGCCAGCACCAGAGCCGTCGCCAGATCCAGTGCCTACGAAAGCGCAAAAACGCAAAAACACCGTCGCAGTTAGCGGTGCGCAAAAAGACGATGTTCTGCTGTCGCGCTGCGTGTACAAAAACGCGTACTCGCGTAAGTCACTTACAATACATCACGTTCAGAGGGTGCTCGTCGAACTTGGGTATGGCGAAGCAAGCTCTGACAAAGACGGCTGGTACGGGGACAGGACTAAAGCAGCCGTTTTACAATTCCAGAAGGACAACGGTCTTTCAGGCGATGGCATAATCAACGCGGAAACATTTTCAGCGATATTCGCTAAAGACGCGTACGTCAACGTCATTCTTGACTAATAATTCAGCACAAAACTCACGCTTAACGCCTGACTTTTAATCTACGACGCCTAATACGCGTCCGCTTACGCGCATACACGCTCGTACAGCAATACAGCAGCCGATTTACGCCGCTAAAGTTACCGTTACATCCAGACACGCGTCGCCTACGCCTACGCCTACGCCTACGCCTACGCCTACCAACGCCTACCAACGCCTATCAACGCCTATCAACGCCTATCAACGCCTATCAACGCCTATCAACGCCTACCAACGACGACAACGACGACCGACGACGAATATCAACGACCAACGAACACCAACGACGACGACGATTACCTATACCGCCAGCGATTTATACCGCTACGCTTCGCGCGGTTATATCAACAACCGACGACCGAAAACAGCAACCAACAATCAGCGACAACCGACAATCGACGACCGACAACCGACAACCGACAACAAAAAACTCGCAAAGACGATAAACTCGAACCAACGACGACGACGAACGACGACGAACGACGACGAACGACGACGAACGACGACGACGACGACGAACGACGACGACGAATTCAAATACATACGCATACGGGTCATCCAAATACGCGCCCCTAACCAGCCAGCTACGCTTAATACCAAACACGACAGCCAGCCAGCCAAATTCGTCTACATTTATCTATAATCACTTTTCAAAACTCACCTAACCTCGCTAACACTTACTCATACTCACACTCGACATCGCTCGTCGCCATCTACTTTCGCCATCGCCAACACCTATTAAACCTCTCTCACACTCGTCAATTACCTATCTCAAACACCTATCTACAATCGCTATCTCGTATTAAACAACAACCAAAATCACGTATATAACCACCACTATCTACCTATTAACTACTACTCTCTACAAATCACCAACACTTAACACCAACACCCAAACCCAAACCCAAAACCACGAAAATAAAAACAAAAAACAAAAACCTTAAAAAAAATAAAAAATAAAACGAAAACCCGTAATAAAAACACGAAACGATTTAACGAATTTCGATATACGTCGTCGGCCTTCTTTCAGGCCAAAATCACTATCTATAATGTACTATTTCCCCTGTTTGTACAAAATCCCCAAAGCAACTTCAACCTCAATGTACTATTCCTCGGCGAATGTACACATTTTTCCGCTGCGCCGATGATACTATGCAAAGCGTGAGCGCAAGAATGATCCTTCCCCAAGAAGAGTGTGTGTTGTTGCGTACCCTGTCTGGCCCGGCCCTCCGCTCCCGTGTGTCGGCGCTGCACTCCTCGGGTTGGTCGCTTCAGGCCATCGCCAATGCGTGGGACCCGCCGAAGCAACGCTCCACGATCCGCACGTGGACCGGTGCCCCACCCTCACACACACCCCCTATCCCCTCTCCTTCCTCCTCCGCCTCTTCATCAACCTTAGTCGCAGCGGAAAAATCCCGCTCCGCGCACTCCGCCGCCGAGTCAGCACGCCGGGCGCGGAGAGAGTTTGATCCAGCCAGCCCCGTTCTCGACGCCACAACGAAGCGCGAGATCCGCAGGCTTGCGCCGCTGGCGCGCCGCTACCGCGCTCGCGCCAATCCAGACGGAATCTATGCGCGCTCGAACGACGCGCTGACGCTGATAGTTAAAGAGCAGTTTGCGCGCGGCGCGACGGTTCGAGAGCTCGCCACCGCCGCGGGAGTTACATACAGGGCGATGGCCCGAAGAATAGGAGTCAGCAAGTGAGAATTATCTACGATAGCTTTCCAGCTCGGGCGGTTGTTATTCCGAGCCACGCCGAGTTTACTGGATTTGAGACGATTAGCCTCAACTCGGCGCGGTTTATTACGAACGCGCGGCTCGTAAGCGCGGTGCGAATTATCATTACCGACGACAAAATTCTGATTGGCGCGGACTCGCACTCGGGACCGATGCTGATCTTTCAGGAGAAGTACGACAAGAGTACTCTTGTTCTCGCAAAGGGAAAGGTCAAGGAGTCTCGCCTCAAGACGCCGACCGGAAAGAGCGTTATCTTTGGCCGCGACGACGACTGCGGCTGCGGCTCAAAGCTACGGGCGTGGAATCCATACAACACGATGTACTCAACAAAGGACCCAACAGAATGAACAGCGCGCTCGACTTTGCCATTATCTCTCTCGCAACCTTTCGCATCACGCGACTGATCACGACGGACGTTATACTCAATAAGCTGCGCGAGCGCGTTTGGAAAAAGTATCCGCCGGAGAACGGCGGGCTCGGCTATTTAATTACGTGCGACTGGTGCACCAGCATTTGGGTCGCATCACCGCTTGTAGTTTCGTATACAATAGCAGACAGATCAACTGTTCTTGTTGCGGCGATATTCGCGGCATCTGGAATTGCTGGACTAATAAACCGCGTTAGCTGACAGCCTGGCATAACTCCGTTTCTAGAGACCAATAGGAGAATAATTGTGGGCGCTTTCCGCCGAAATTATGTAGCACCGACACGACGGACGGCAACACCGCCTCGCCGTTCACCGTCAGCGTTTGGCCAGCCGGTTGTTACTCAAAGTCCTATTGGTCTTCCGCCTGGAGTAAGCTTCGCGCCTGTTGTAGCTTATACAGCGCCTAGAAGCATTACAGCCGCGGCCGTTCAAGTTAAGTTGAACGATAAGGACGAGGCCGAGAAGATCCGCAACCGCCGTAACGCAAGTTCTTCCGCATGGCAGTCCGAAGCCTGGGAGTACTACGACGCAATCGGCGAGATCAAGTACGCATTTAGTCTTGTAGCGTCCGTTGTTTCACGCATTAGGTTGTACGCGGCAGTTATTGACAATCCAGCCGAATCACCGGCGTCAGTTCGCTCGTCGGACAAGGTTGATGCCCGCCTCGCATCCGCCGCCGAACGTGTGCTAACGCGACTCGACTCAGCGTACGGCGGTCAAGCCGGGCTTCTTCGCGATGCGGCCCTTAACCTATCAGTGGCCGGTGAATGCTACCTCGTGCAGATGCCAGAGCGCATCGGCACAGGCGTTCCAGAGTCATGGGACATTCGCTCGGTTGATGAAATTCAAGTCGACTCAAAGCACAACTACGCAATCGCAATGCGCCGCGACTATATGACCGGCGGCAACCTCGGAGTAAGCAGCGGACGCGGAACAATATCCCTCCCAAAGTCGGCGTTTGTTGGTCGCATCTGGCGCGCACATCCGCGATTTTCAGAAGAGGCCGATTCGTCTCTACGAGGGCTTCTAGACCTCTGCGCTGAGCTTTTGTTGCTGAACCGCACATTCCGATCTACGGCGCGTTCTCGCTTGAATGCGGGCGCTCTCTACCTACCTGACGGACTGAGTGTCGCCGCGTCGCAGGACCCAGACTATCCTTACGACAGTGATGACGATCTCAACCCGGGGCTTACGCCAGAAGAAAGTGCAGACGAGTTTGAGGATCAGCTCATCGACGCGATGACAACGCCGATCCGCGACGAAGACTCAGCGTCGGCAGTTGTTCCGTTGATTATTCGTGGACCCGCAGAACTCGGCGACAAGATCAAGCAGTTCAAGTTCGAGCGTAGCTTCGACCCCGCGCTCGCGCAACGTGCTGATCGTGTTCTTGAGCGTATCTTGCAAGGTCTCGATGTTCCGAAGGACGTTGTCACTGGTCTCGCGAATGTTAAGTACAGCAACGCGCTTCAAATCGATGAGGCACTTTACAAGGCTCACATCGAGCCGCTGATGCTTTTGATCGCCGACGCGCTTACTGTTGTTTATCTACGTCCATATCTTCTTGCTAATGGATTTGATCAGACAGAAGTCAACCGCATCTGCATTTGGTACGACCCAAGCCAGGTCGCAACGCGCAACGACCGCGCCGCAGACGCTGACAGCGGCTTCGACCGTATGGCAGTGTCTTACGACACTTGGCGCCGCGCGCACGGATTCAGTGAAGCAGATGCACCGTCACCGAATGAAGTTGCGCTTCGCATGATCTTTGAAAAGGGTATGATTTCTCCTGAGCTTACTGAGTCCGTAATAACTGGATTTGCTCCAGAAGTTATCTCAGCATCTCGCGCAGCTCAGCAAGCAAATAGTCCAGCGCCGATTCCGCCTGAACTCGCTCAAATGTTGCAAGGTGCTCAGCCAGCACCAGCAGGTGTTCAACCTCCTCCCGAGGC